CTGCTGACGATCCTTTAGAGAGTCGGTTGGTAGATTGGTCTACCACCCAACTTTCCCAAGTTCATCACCCTCATTATAGTCATACAATGAGAGGATAACTGAGGAAAGACGTCTTTGTCTAGTTTCCTTTCTGTCCCTATATGGGGCATTAGGATCTGGTACAAAGTCGTACTTCGTTACAACAGTCTCTAAGAGATCTTCCATCGAAAGATAGTCGATTTCTTCGAGCATGTTGTTTAACTGTTCCTGTATGTCTCTTGAGACATGCGGAATAGCCGAAGTTTCAGCTCCGCTCGCCAATGGCGGCCCTGATAGCATTCTAGAGAAGGATTCTTCAACAGAGGCTATCGCTTTGTTCGCAAGCGAATCGGCGATGAGTACAAAGTAGTCATCTTCGATCGTTCTGAGATCTCTCTCAGTCCAAGGCGATGATTCATCATACCCCGGGTAACCGGGCTTGATGACACCGTTTATTGGATTTGAACAGAGCAACCAACTTATCCATCGATTCTTCTTATGCTTACGCATAGGATAGAAAAGATCGATAATATTGGCAGGGTCTTGGTTCGATAAGAAATCATACCGGTCTAAGAGTACTCTTATACATGTGTTTAGCATGTATGGTTTCCTCATATCACGGATGAAACCTGGTGTAACAGGTGACAGACAAGTACCATTAAGGTATAACTGTTTAGCCACTTCAGCACCAGAATAATCCGATGCTTGTTTGGATATTACAGTTTTACCCAAATTTATTTCTATCCCTAAGGATTGAATAAACTTCTGGTAATTCTGTGCTGTCTTCTCATCTGTTATGATGACATCATCCCCAATAAGGCGATAAATCTCCTTACTGGATTTGATACCTGCTTTATCAGCAGAGTATTCAACTAAAAGATGATGAGCTAGTGAGCAAAGTGGCCAACTAGCGTAGGCGCCCATAGGCTGCCCACACTTGTAGGTCACTTTCTCATCACTCCACGCAAGTTTGAATGTTCTCTCTGCAAGGAGAGTCCACCAAGCTTGTGACAGATCTTTGTCTTTTACTAATTCATCGAGTAACACTCTTTGAATCAGTGAAGGAAATCGATCTGTAAATGCTGTTAAATCTGCACAATAGATGAAGGATTTATCATCCGTCTTCTGTTGAGCATATTTTCCAACATTTTGGTGTGAGTATGTCCC